GGCTAGAGCCACATCACATATGCACTTCCATTTCTCTTCTGTAAAGGATGTGCCTGAGTTAATTTGCTGGAGTAGGTACTCAACAGCTGTTTGTTTTTGATCGTTCATAATTGGTTAGTTTTAATTAGTGAAGCAAATATACGTACTTACAATGAATTGTTTACAACTATTGCGTAATTTATAATGATTCTAAATAAGGAACGTAAAGGAATAGCCTTAATTTATACATGATAAGTAAGGTGATAACCTTAAATATACTTGACAAAAAGTGGGTAATATGTTAGTTATATTAGACATTATGCCACCATTTTAGACATTATGTTAGCTATAACCAACATTACAAATCTACGGTAGTGGTTAGCTTTTACCGTTAAATTGTGTCACAAATCTTTGTATAATTGCTCACTATACTTGTCAAGTTTATTGTGCAAAAAACAAGGCAAAAAAATACCCCCCTGCCAAACTAACCAAAGATGCAGAGGGGTTAAGGTAACACATTGGGCGTATTAACCAAGTGCAAACTTACATATTAAATTTGATACTATCTATATACTTCGTAGTTTTTCTTTCTTTAGTAGAGTCTCTTACACATTTAATAGTAAGTATCCTACCACCTAATGGCTTAATGGGTGCCCCTCTCTCTACATGCCATCCATGAGATCCATCACCGTACTCCTCTTTGTAGGTACCTGTGAGCATGAGGTGCAATTGCTTCTGTTTAAGTGTGTAGCCTGATGTAGGATGGCTTTCTACTGTATCCCTTACATCGTTTCTGCATGAATTTTCATGGATATGACCCATAACAAATACATCAAATCCTTCATAAAGCTCCAAAGCCCTGGTTAAATTGATAGCACCTTTGGTAACTATACCACCACCACCTGATCCATGGAAATACTTGATCTTAGTGGTAAAGGATGCAGTGCTATTGCTTTGTGATGTTTGCTTTATTATTAGCCATCCACCATAGCCACCTACTTGTACATTAGTTCCTGCTTTAAAGTTTAGTATATCTACAAATCTCTGCAGGATGTCAGTCTCTTGAAATTTAATTATAGCAGTCTCATGGTTACCGTATCCTATTAGCTTAATGATATGTGCATAGGGTAGAAACCACTCCACAGCTGTCTCTACTATACTATCTAAATACCTTGCATTATTGTGCTCAGGTCTTATATCAGATTTATTTCTCCTGTTATCTCCTCTCCCCTGCATTAAGCAGAACATATCACCATTAATCATTACAGGTATCTCCTCTTTTAGGCAGTAGTCCAGGTGCCTCTTGATTAGCTCTCTATCAGTGTGTGGATTATCCCAGTGCAAATCACTAAGAATAGCTACTTTGACTTCACTACCTGCTAACACAAGTTCGTGAACATTCTTACCATGTCTAATCATAAAGTTATTTAAAGGGGTTGTATAGTTTATCTAGTAATCTAAGGATAAAAAATAGAGCTATCCCACAGCCAAATCCTATAAAGAATAATCTCCAGCTAGTTTTGGCCTTTTGTATCTTAGCCTCTTTATATATGTATTTATACTTGAGTACATCCTGTTTTACAAGCTGAGTTTTATACCTGTACTCTATCCTTGTTTGCCATTTAGTCTTAGGCACATAGATATTCTTAAAATTAATTATAGTATCTTTAGTTCTGATCACCTTCTCCCATATGATAGTATCATTTACCACCACTGGCACGCTGTCCACTGATATTATTCTAATAGTGTCGCTATCCTGGACAAGCTCTAAGCCAAACTTAACAGCTTTTTTGTAGTGGTACTGTGCTTTTTTAGCATCAGAGCAGGAGCCTAATAGGCATAGTGCTATTATTGGTAGGATGTATCTCATAAATTCTCTAGCATTGCTATCATACGTGGGCATGGGTATATGTCACTCTTATCATGCCTCACTGAATTGTGTGTAAATATACCTGGTTCTCCCCTCAAAGCACGTTTGTCAATATCAAATATGCTAGCAAAATAATCTCTAGGGATATTGTACTGATCACAAAGGTAAACTAGAAGCTGTCGGGTAGACTCTATTTGTGCATCTGTGTACATTTGCCAATAGATATGCCCTTTATATGGTTTGTCTAAGATAGTTAGCTGAGTATAATCTACTTTGCCACCTACATAGTTATAGTAGTAACCGTTCTTTTTAGTTAGTGGTCCATAGTTACAGATCTCTATGCCTATAGACATTCTATCTAGGCTCCTATAAGTTACTCCTGCTTCACTAAATACCTCCTGCTTAAGTCCTAAGTGATAAGCCCAATTTTTGGAGCTAAAGCATTGTACTATTGTGCCCTTGGAACCAATGATAAAAGCAGTTGCTACCCTTCCTACTTGCTGATTAAAGAATTTAGCTACTGATAGTGCATCTGGTCCACCTGCAGTATGATGCAAATAGATCTGTTTCTTGTCTGTAAGCTCCTCTACAAATTGATCTTTAGATAATCGGTGCTGAATTATCTTCGTTATGTCTAAGTCCATTTAGATCTGTTTTAATTTCTTTAGCCCTGGCAAAAAGGTTTTTCATACCCTGCCAAATATCTATCCCTTTTACTTCTTTGTAGTTTTCATTTATGCTCATCACTTCTATGCTCACCAGTATAAGGCTAAGTATTTTTGTTAGCATTAGAGGCACTGAAAAAAACTTTAAAATAATATCATTAAGAATAAAATAATCTATCAGGTAGAAACCAATAACGGCCACCTCATAAAGCATCATTTTGGATATGATAGTGGATAGCTTGCGTGATGTAATTTTAATCTTAAGTTTCTTAGCCTTCCATATCCCTGTAATAGTATCCACCAAAATAGCAAATCCAATTAAAAATAATATCCCTGAGATAGGCAAAAAGAAAGCTCCTACCACTGTTAGTATTTGTACCATTGATTGTTTAATTGTTGCTAATAAGATGGCTAGCTGTAGTCTCATAGTATTAGTATGCTGTTGTTATAGCCATTTTCCCTAAGGTTACCACATAAGCCAGTGCATACTGTTTGCCATTGGGTGATGCAGCTGCAGTTATTAAACATAGGCCGTAGATCTGTATCCTGATTAGTGGTAGATATGAATATAGGAAATAAATTTTTATTAGCTAATAGCCATCTGATTAATCTCTGCTCAAAAAAGCTAGCCTTCTGTGCATAGTGCTCCATACCAAAGGCTACCTCAGCACGTGATACAGATGCAGAGTAATCACCTGATTGTGTTTGAAGTCCTTTGTTCTTAAGTTGGTAGGTTAATCCGAAAACTGCATCCTCAGCACTTCTCCATGCTATCACAGGCTGTATAAATTCAACTAGATCTATCTCATCAGGTGTAAGCGTCTGAGCATTGTAAGCTGTTAGCATATGATTATAGAAAGTAGTACCTAAGATAGGCTGTATCCTTAGTGCTGCCTGAGTAGCTATGTATGGAGTAACATCTGTTACATCCACATTCGCAGTGATGGGTGTATTAACCTTTAAATAAGTTTCAGTTATGAAATATAGCATTATACAGGGGTTGTTGTTTCGGTTACTACTATAGCAGCTGCTGCACTCTGAGTCATATCACCACCTTCTATAGGAGGAAGGGAAGCCAAAGCTCTCACCTCATTTATAGTCATAGTCTCTAATACTTTAGTAGCTACCAATGGGCTTAGGCTGTTAAGTGCATCATTAGTTTTAGATGTATCACCCTCTAGCTCTACTATATTCTCATTAATGATCTGGAAGTTATTGATAGTAAATTCTGCAGGTATCTTAGAGATGGTTAATAGCTCATTAAAGATAGCCATAACACATCCTCTCAGCTCCATTACTACATTCTTTTCAAATATCACATAAGCCTGCTTAATATCTGCACCACCTCCTAAGGATCCTGTGGTACGTACTCCCATTAAGATAGGATCTATTGTGTGAGCAAAGCATATCTGCTCTGTGTTAAGCTGTGAGGCTTCCTGAAATAAGCTATCATTACCATTTGTAGGTAGGCTTTCTATCTTAGGTAACTGATCCTGTGAGTTAGCAAAAAATGCAACAGCTTTACCAGCATTGGCAGCACCTTTCATCCTGTCAATAGTTTCCTTAATCATGTGCTTCTCCTCCTCTGATTGTGGCCTCTTTGGAAACATCATAGCAAAGGATGGAAATATACTATTTTGGATATTACTTTTAGCAAAGTACGAAAGCTCACCACTAAGGAAAGCAAAGTTTAAAGCTGAGGTATATTGTGGTAGTGAATAGTAATCCTGCCCTAGTGATTTAATCTCATAGCAATATAACTGCTCATAATCAGAGCATGCTACGTGATAAGGTTTGATTTCTTTTATCTCTATGTTTGTACTCCAGTCCTCACAGATATAGTACATATCTTTATACCTAGATATCCTTATTTTCTCAGGTGATATATTTTCTATCTTAACTAATTTTTTAGTGCTGTCAAAACATAATTTAAAATAGATCCTATTGTGCACAATTAATTGACGTGTTACAGCCTTTACTGTTTGTCTTATTTTAATTTTGCGTTCAAACATATATAGCTCTAGCTTCTCAGGGGTAGTTAGTTTGTCAGTTGCCAAAGCAAAGCCACCACCGATAACTGCATTAGTTTTATAATCACAGATTGCACCATGCAAGGGGCTAGCAAAATACATTTGATTAAGTAGCTGAGGATATAGGTTATCTGCACCAAATCTCACCCACATATTAGTGGCATATCTACCATTGACATAAGGAAGTGATAGATCACCTCTACCTACAGGTAGGAAGGGGGTGCTAAAAGATTGATAACCTTCTACCATTTCAGGCCCTGCGCTTTCTTTCTTAAATAAATTGTTATACCATGCCATAATTAATCGTATATTGAGGTGCCTACTGGCCCACTTACCACCATCCTACCCTCTTCTATCACCACTCCTGTGGACTGTGCAATAGTTAAAGGTAGTACATAGGGTACTGAGCTCTGATAAATCTGATATATAAACTGCCCTTGTAACAAAGTAATATCTACAGGCTCATTAAGTACAAACAAGTTGTATCTTTCAGGATATAAACTAGTATCTGCAGTAGTAAAAAGCTGAGTGCTAGAAGTAGTATTCATTTCATTAGTGAAAGCAAATAGATAATGAGGGGTAGGTACAGTAGTAACCTCTGTTAAGGTTAGCACTACCTGGTTAATAGTTCCCTGTTCAATGTATATCATACCTATATTATATGATGTTA